GACGGATGAACGAATATCTAAATAATCTATTGAAAACAGATGGAGAAGATTATGTCATTGCGTCAGACACAGACTCGTTGTACATTAGGTTTGACATGTTGGTACACAAGTCTTTTGAAAAAAGAGGTGGAGTACAAGAAGTTGCTAAGACCGTGTCATTCTTGGACTCAGTTGCTCGACAGAAAATTGAACCGTTTATTGATCAGAGTTATGAAGACCTTGCTAAGAATATGAATGCCTATGCGCAGAAGATGTTTATGAAGCGAGAAGCAATCGCTAACAAGGGCATCTGGACTGCGAAGAAGCGTTATATTCTAAATGTATATGACAACGAAGGTGTCCGCTATGCGGAACCGAAGCTGAAGATGATGGGTATTGAAACAGTCAAGTCATCAACACCAGCGGTATGCCGTGATGCGTTGAAGAAAGCAATTGGACTTATCGTAAATTCAGACGAGCAGACAGTACAAGATTATATTGCCGAGTTCCGTGAAAAGTTTAGAACACTTCCATTTGAAGATGTAGCGTTCCCACGCTCTATCTCAGACCTGGCTAAATATACCACTGGCAGTAAAGAGTTGGAGATTCCAAAGGGAACACCGATTCATGTCAGAGGTGCATTACTTTATAATCATCTGCTCAAACAACATAAGTTGGAGAAGCGATATGAGCGTATCAAAGATGGCGAGAAAATTAAATTCTGTTATCTACAGACTCCAAATCCTGTTAGGCAAAATGTTCTTAGTGTTCTTTCTACCTTGCCGAAAGACTTCGGTCTAGAAAGTTACATTGACTACGATCTACAGTTTGACAAGGCATTCCTTGAACCTCTGAAGATTATTCTTAACAGTGTTGGGTGGAATCCAGAGAAACGAAGCACACTAGAAGGATTTTTCTCATGAGCGATTTCGACTTTGACTTTGGCTTTACAGCTGTCACTGAAGACGAGCTGGAAGTTGTAAGACAAACTAAAGCAGCAGCTGAATCAGCATCAACTGATGTTGAACACCTACACGATAAGATCGACAAGTTGTACAATATGTTTCAACCGCTGTTAAACAACCTGCGTTTGAATCCAGAGAAGGATTACATCTATTGGCCAAACCGCATGGATAAAATTGAATTGTTTAGCGATAAACTTGACGAAGTATATAGATCCTAGTATAATATTGCTTTCTAATGGAGTAAATTATGAATTTTTTGAAAGATATGGTGAAGGGCATTGACAACGCCAATCTCCTCAGTGAAGGAGGCAACAGCTCTGAGTTCTCAGGAACAATTGATACTGGATCCTATGCACTCAATGCGTTGATCTCTGGTAGCATCTATGGCGGTGTACCAAACAATAAGATTACTGCTTTTGCTGGTGAGTCAGCGACTGGTAAAACATTCTTTGTTCTAAGTGTACTGAAGACGTTCCTTGATCAGAACAAGGATGCTGGTGTTATTTACTTCGACACCGAAGCAGCAGTCACTAAAGACATGATGGCAGACCGTGGGATTGATGTATCCCGTGTGGTGATTGCCGAACCTACTTCTATTGAAGAGTTTCGTACGAGCGCAACTCGTATCCTTACCAACTACATCGAGACGACCGACAAGGAAAAGCCCAAGATGATGATGGTGCTTGACTCACTCGGTATGTTGTCCTCACAAAAAGAACTAGAGGACACCGAGTCAGGTAAGAACGCACGTGATATGACGAAGGCACAGTTGCTTCGTGGCACGTTCCGTGTTCTGTCTCTCAAATTGGCAAAGGCGAATGTTCCGCTGCTCGTAACCAACCACGTCTATGATGTGGTTGGAGCATATATCCCCACCAAAGAAATCTCAGGTGGCTCTGGTCTGAAGTATGCCGCATCCTCTATTGTGATGCTGGGTAAGAAAAAAGACAAAGACGGCACTGAGATTGTTGGTAACATCATCAAGGCAACCATGCATAAGTCTCGCTTCACGAAGGAAGGTAAGAAGTCTGAGATTAAGTTGTCCTATGATAAGGGACTTGATCGTTACTATGGTCTGCTTGACCTTGCTGAGAAGTATGATATTATCAAGAAGGTTTCTACTCGTTATGAGTTGCCTGATGGTACGAAGGTATTTGGTAAGAATATCAACGAGGAACCAGAAAAGTATTTTACACCTGAGTTGTTAAAGCAAATTGACGCTGCTGCGGCAAAGGAATATAAGTATGGACAACATGAAGAACGCCCAGTAGAGGAGGTTGAAGATGATTCCGAAGTTTGAGGTTGTAGAACACCCCAATGGTTTTCACGATGATCATTGGTGCATTAAAATTCTAGACGGTGAATATGCTGGTCTTGTTTATCAATATGATGTAGTTAAGATTGGCGAAGACCTTGATGAAGATGGTAGCGCAACGCTAACATTCAATACAATTACTGTTGACAATCCAAATAATTGTGACTTGACAGAAGAGAATGATAAGGGTATCCTAGGTGGTATTCTAGTCAATATTATTCAAGAACAATTGGAAGCACAAGCGAATGAGAACGGAACATCTGATACTGAAGAATCTCCTGCACTCTGAGGATTATGCAAGACGTACACTCCCTTATCTAAAACCTGAATACTTCTCTGACATCACAGAGAAGGTTATCTACGAAGAACTCGACAAGTTTATTGGCAAATTTAATGCTCTCCCATCAAGGGAGGCATTGACGATTGAGATTGACAATCGCTCCAATCTAAACGACAAGCAGTTTGAAGACATTGCTCGGTATGTTAATACATTGACCGATGAAGAGCATGACGATAAAGACTGGCTTGTAAGTACAACTGAAAAGTTCTGTCAAGAAAAGGCAATCTACAATGCGATTATGGACTCTATCTCGATCATCGATGGCGATGGGAAAAGGGACAAAGGAGCGATTCCTCAGCTTCTTTCTGATGCCCTTGCTGTTTCTTTTGATCCTAATGTCGGGCATGACCTTCTTGATAATAGCGATGCTCGATTTGATTTTTACCACCGTGTCGAAGAGCGTATTCCGTTTGACCTTGATTATCTCAACAAGATTACCAAAGGTGGGGTTCCGAAGAAATCCCTGAACATTATCCTTGCTGGTACAGGCGTGGGTAAATCTTTGGCGATGTGTCATATGGCAACGGCAAATCTCCTAGACGGAAAGAATGTATTATACATTACTCTGGAAATGGCAGAAGAAAAGATTGCGGAGCGTATTGACGCCAATATGTTGAATGTTCGTTTGGATGAATTGGCTGAATTGCCGAAAGCATCTTATGATAAAAAGATGGATCGGATTCGCAATAAAACCACTGGCAAGTTAATTGTTAAAGAATATCCAACAGCTGCTGCAAACGTGGGACATTTTAGACATTTGATTAATGAACTTAAACTCAAAAAGTCATTTAAACCAGATATTATCTACATTGATTATCTCAATATTTGTGCATCCAGTAGAATGAAAATGGGTGGATCGGTTAATACTTATTCCTACATTAAAGCGATCGCCGAGGAATTAAGAGGATTGGCAGTGGAGCAGAATGTTCCAATTTGGTCAGCGACTCAGACTACTCGTTCTGGATATACCAATTCTGATATTGGTTTGGAAGATACTTCTGAATCATTTGGATTACCTGCAACTGCCGATTTTATGATTGCCATTATTTCTAATGATGAATTAAATCAATTAAATCAGGTTTTGGTAAAACAATTAAAGAATCGTTATGGAGATCCAAATACCAATAAAAAGTTTGTAGTGGGTATAGACCGTCCAAAGATGAGGTTGTACGACGCTGAGCAGTCCGCTCAGGATGACCTGATCCATGAGGAGGACGCTGGACCAATCAATACATTTGGGACTCGTGAGCGTCCTGACAAGACCTCTAAATTCGGTGGTTTGAAGGTCTAATAAAATCAATGACTTAGCACCGATCGCAAGTCATTGATTTATAATGGTGGGGGCATAAGTCTATTTTATGCCCTCATAAAAACATTCAGGGAAAAAAGTTCGTCCAGGGACTTTACACCCCTGTCAGGATCGGATATAATAGGTGCATTGATTGAGTGAAAGAGAGAGGACTATATTATGATCAATGCTATTACTGGAAATCCCTATACTGGCAACAACGCTATCGTACTAGAAGCAGCTGGGTTTGACGATCCACGCTTCCTCACCTTCCGTCAGGCTCGTACCATCGGTCGCACCGTCCGCAAGGGTGAGCAGGGCATCGGTCTGATGCGTGTAGTGAAGGTTGAAAAGAAGGATAAGCTGACTGGCAAGGTAAAGAAGGTTCCTGCCCCAAAATACTTCACCGTATTTAATTATTCTCAAACCGAAGAATTGGCGGAGGCATAATATGAAAATGTTTAAAGAATTGGCAGTTGGTGATCATTTCTTTGTAAATGGTAATCATTATACCAAAAAGAGTTCTCGCACCGCTATGATGATGGGTGTAATTGATATTCATCATCCTACTGGAAATTGGTTTTATTTCGGTATGAAAGAAATTGTTAAAAAATTATAATAGGAGAGAGATTATGAATACTGATTATGAGATTATTACCGTTTTGACGGATAAATTAAATAAAGAATTGATTGAATATAATGGTTATGGATATGCCGCTGGTTATCTAGAATCTTTTATTCGGAATTTGGCTTGGAGTATTAATCTGAATAAAAAACAGATTGAATTATTAAAAGGCTCTCTGGAAAATCACGTGCTGGCAGTCCAGAAATTTAATGCCGCATAAAAAAATTTTATGGGCAGGGGACTTGACTTCCAGCCCAGCTTGAGATATAATAGTATCTGATTTGAGGGAGACCAGATAATGATTAAGACGATTACACGAGGCGGAACCGCCGACCAGCGTAAAGCCACCAATTCTATCGCACGATGGGTAGCGCATAAACTCATGTCTAAGCGCATGGCGGATTCACTAGAAGTTAGCATTTCACTATACAAAGATCTTTTCCTTAAGGAAGGATCATACGGCGACGTGGAAGTCCTAGACGAAGAAGCACGCCGACCAAAGCATTTTAAGATCCGTGTCGACTCATGTATGACGCTTCGTAACATGCTTACAACGGTCGCCCACGAAATGGTACACGTCAAGCAGTACGCTACCGAAGAAATGAAAGGTCTCAGTAGACGCACCAGCTTTATTCCGATGACCAAGTACAAGGGCGAACTATACGCCGACCACATGAATTATTGGGAACAACCGTGGGAGTTAGAAGCACACGGATGGGAGCGTGGACTATTTGAAATGTGGGCGGAAGCCAACGACATCTTCAAGCATCCTAAAGAAAACGCATGGGCGTTTGAGGATTTCTACCCACGTGGTTATTGGAAGGATAAGAAATAAAAATTGACTTTTCGAAAGAATTATAGTTTAATAGTTAAATGGGGCGCATGGTCATCTCTCTCTCAAATCAACTCCGACCATGTGAAAAAATGGCAGCGCAATACTGTCACCCCACCTTATGTCTCCTTGTGTTTTGATAGCACAACTTTTGCCGCCTTCGGGCGGCATTTTTTTGTCTGAATAAATAGTGCTATGGCAAGTTCTGGCGCAACCGCATGGGGAAAATACTTTCAAGGCAAAGGCGACCTTCTCACAACAATGAAGAAGGACGCAGGGACATATGCAGCTGATAATCCAAGCAAAAAGATTGGCGACATTAAAGCTGGAGAGAGTGTAATTTATCTAAAGGCTGCAAAATATGAGCAGCGTGCACTTGTTAAATGGGGAAAAGATCTAGTCCGTGTTCCTTTTGATAGTTTAGCCAAGCCAGGAGTTAAAGCGTCTGGTGCAGCATCCCTCAAACCGCAGGCATTTGGCGTTCGTGATAACAAGTATAGTTGGAGCGAATACAAAAGATTGGTCAAAGATTCTATTGAGGAGCGCAAAGACCTTCGTGCTCCAGTTAAAACTTATTTGGCTGCATTGTTTGATTATTATTCTGGCGGATCAATAACCAAATCGAAACTAAAAGATATCTACAGTAAAGTCAAAGACGAAATTCCTATTAATGATATCAATAAAGACTTTGGTGAAGTTCTTGGTCCAGCTGCATGCATTGTAGAAGATATTCTTAGACCAAAGGGTGTTGAATTAAGTAATGGGGCAAAGGTGTATATGCCTGAGCGTCCGAATGAACCATTAATGGATTATGGTTTGTATCAGGGCAACAAACAGTTTGTTATTTCTGCTAAGTCTGGTAACACAACCAATGTGGTCAAACCAGGTGACATTTTAAATCTGTTGAGTATCAATCCAAATAAAGTTAGAAAGTGGCAGCGCACAAAAGAATGGGCATTGCTTAAGATGCTTGCTGAAAATAGTATTTTGAATGGACCAATGATGGCGATTGCTTCTATCTATCCCAATTTGATTGATATGAATGCAGCAGCAACAGCAACGAAACAGAGTTATAATGTTGCTGGCTTTCAAAAGTTTATTGCAACCAATCAATATCTGAGTGAAAGAATTACACCAACTGCCAATGAAATAATGTATGAATGTGAAAAGATGATTATGAAAGAGACCAAGAATGGTACTCTAGACATGAACTCTATTTTTTCTGATGCGATTCAAGAACAAGTTTTATATGTTAAGTTTGAGGTTGGACCAGACGGAACTGGTAAATGGGGTGTAATTGCTTCTGATGACATCAAAGAAATCCAGTCATATGGTAGAGTATATCTTAGAACCAAGAATGGCTACACTAGAGCGTCTGACCGAATGGGCGTTCAAGTATAAATACTGAAAATATTTAGGAATTACTCATGCACTCGTTTAAAGAATATCTAGAAGAAACCGTTGGAACAGCTGGACTTGATTATGAACTGAAGGTGTACAGAGCACTAACAGGCGCAAAGATCAAAGGGCTGGACGCTGGTGACAAACCAGGTGCTGGATTCTCTAGTCATGGCTCTGGTGATATTGAGGCAGCCTACAACGGCAAGGCATTCAATATCGAAATCAAAGCAGGTATGAAAGACCAGATGGGTGGCGGAAGTCTGCGCTATGATCGTAAGAGCAAACAATTGACTCCTTCCCCTAAACTCGCCGCTTCTGGTGACGAAGAAGACATTGCCATTTTGATGAAAGCGGTTGAAGCAAAACTTCCTGCTATCAATAAGTATCTAGATTTTATCGCAAAACAAGAACCAACTAAGGTGCATAAAGATTATGCTAAAGTTGGTGTTCCTTTTGTAGCAAGCACAGCAGCAAGGGATGCCGCTAAGAAAGCAGGTCTCCAAGCAGCAGTACAGGACTATGTTAAACTAGACTCACGCTACATTAAGAATCTTTACAACGGCAAAAATGTATATTACATTCAGATCGGCGGTGCTGGTTTGTTCTACATGGGTAAGAATCCTCTGAAGTTGCCTGTGCCTGAATTTAATGGTGAGATTCAAGTCGAAGTGCGTATTGGTTACGCTGGTGACTCTGGTGGTTCTACCAGTAAAGCGTTTTCTAACAAAGCAGGTAGCAACAAAGTTATTGAAGCACGTCGTGCTGAGTTAAGATGTATCGGTCGTATGCTTACCAAGAGCAAGTCTCCATACAGTTTGGATAATATGAAAGACGTGAAAGAACTGTTTGGCGCAAAATGAAATCGTTTACCTCATATCTAACCGAAGCAAGAGCAGGATCATGGAAAGTAATCCGTGATCTTGTACCAAAACATTGGCCAGATTATGTCGTAAAGGATATGCTTTATCGTAAACTAGAAGATGAAGCGGATCTTGGCACTCTGAAAAGAGAAATCAATCGAATGCTTACAAAAGAAATGCCTGTAAAGCAATGGAAATTGGAAACGATTGATCTTACTAAAGATTCTTTTGACAAGCAAACAACAAACAATCTAAAGCGTCGTGCTGGCGGAAAGAAAAACCCATGGGGAGTTCCGAAAGACGCAGAAAGACACGCTGCTCAATCAAACATTATTAAATCCACTGGGAAAGTTAGCCCAGAACCAATTATTGTTCTACAACGCAAAGATGGATTTGAGATTCTAGAAGGTTGGCATAGAACGATTCAAAATTTGATTGCATTTCCTGATGGGTATAAACAAAGAGCATGGGTAGGTTATCTGTAATGTTATCGTTTTCAACTTATCTAAATGAAGCAAATGCCTCTGCGCTGGAAAAGAAAATGCTGCGTAAAGCGCAAACGATTCGCAATCATTTAGATCGTGGTATTCGTGGCGCAGTTGGTAACAACAGACAAGCACAAAACAATGTTGATGCAATGAATGGTATGATTAAACAGTACAAAGATCAATTCGGTGTTGCTGCTTGGAAGGCATTTGAGAAGAAGCAAGGTTGGTCAGTAGATAACGCTTGGGATTTTTATGCGTAAATTTTCAACATTCATAGCAGAAGAAAAGAACACCCACATGGAGCATCTTGAGGATGCTGTTCTCAATGGTGGCGTGAAAGGAACTCGTGATGCAATTAATCTTCTTCGCAGTCTTAGAGATATGCTTGCTGGTCATGCTGATAAACCAGTCAATGTTACCGTAAAGTGGGATGGTGCACCAGCAGTGTTTGCTGGTATTGATCCAACTGATGGCAAGTTCTTTGTTGCTAAGAAAGGTATCTTCAATAAGAACCCGAAAGTATATAAGACTGCCGCTGAGGTTGACGCTGATACCTCTGGTGATCTTGCCGCTAAATTAAAGTTGGCACTTCAATATCTACCTGAACTTGGTATCAAGCATGGGGTGTATCAGGGCGACTTCCTTTATGCGAAGTCTGATCTGAGAAAAGAAACAATTGATGGTGAGCAGTTGCTTACCTTCCATCCAAATACAATCGTGTATGCTGTACCTGTTCGTTCAGATCTAGGTCGCAAGATTGCTGCATCTAAGATCGGTATCGTATGGCATACAACATACACTGGTGGCTCGTTTGAAACAATGAAGGCATCGTTCGGTAAAGAAATTGCCAGTCAACTAAGACAGTCTAAGAATGTATGGTCAGTTGATGCTACCTTTCATGATGTTTCAGGTAATGCTACCTTCACTAAGAAAGAAACTGCTGAGATTACTAAGCTGCTTTCTGCTGCTGGTACAATCTTCAATAAACTTGACGCCAAAACACTTAATGGTATCTCAGATAATGCTGAACTGCTGCAGAAAGTAAAGACGCATTACAATACCAAAGTACGAGCAGGTGAAAAGATTACCAATGTCCGTGCTCATGTAAGAGATTTGATCAACTACATCTCACAATACTATTCGCAAGAAGCAGGTAAGCGCAAAACTCCAGCAGGCAAGCAAACTCAATTGGAAAAGCGTGTTGAGATTCTACGATTTTTCAGTAATGCGAATCGAGTGCATCTGGAGAATATCTTTTTGATGATGAACTATATAATTGAAGCGAAAGAAATTATCATTCACAAGTTAAATCAAGCATCAAGTGTTGGTACTTTTCTTCGCACAACTGATGGTTTCAGAGTAACTGCTCCAGAAGGTTATGTTGGTATTGATCACACTGGTGGTGCTTTGAAACTTGTGAACAGAATGGAGTTCTCGAAAGCCAATTTCTCCTCCGATATTATTAAAGGCTGGCAACGCTAGTGCAATGTGAATCAAGTAAGGTTTGCGGTTGGATAACCGCAATATCTCAACTCACCGTAGCAGCTTGTGTATTGTATGTTGGGTTTCTAGCAAACCAACACATGAGTCGTATGGTTGAATCTTGGGAAGTGATGGCGAATGCTGTTCATAAGATGCAACAGGATGTTGCTCGCATTGAAACAGACATGAAAGTAATGAATCAAGGCGTCTATAATATCAACGGGAATGTCGGTGATATGAGAAGTAGAATGAATCCAATGGGAATGATGCGTAGTATGATGCCCTGGTAAAATTGATTTCTTATAAATAATTCAAACCTTAAAGGCGACAATCTAATTATACTGTCTGCCATACAATTCGTCAATACCCCAATCAGGTAAGTGTACGCAAAACCCTGAGGAAAATATGAAAAAAGAAACGCAACTTTTGCGCCTAAATCAAAACATTTCTGCCATTCTGGGGATTCCCCCAGCAAAAAATCTTAAACTTGATGGGTATGAGCACCAAACTTGTATGTCTGGTGAACTCAATACATTTTATGGACAAAAACATACTGAAGAAAGTAAAACTCAAATGAGTATTTCTGCAAAAGCACGCCCATGTAATAGAAAAGGTGTTACTCTCAGCAAAAAGACTAAACAACTTATTTCTTTAAACAACGCAGCAGCAAAAAAAATAAAAACTCCTTATGGTGAATATAGAAGCAAGGTTGAAGCTGCTAAAGCACTAGATACAACAACTGAAGCAATTCGTTCTATACTTAACGAAAGATTAGATTCTCCTGTAAAACAGGCAGGTAAATTATTTACAGTTAATGACATTGGGAAAACTCCAAGAGAGTTGGGATGGGATTATGTCTAAGAAAGTTGTCACAACCTTTGGTCGCCTTAATCCACCAACATCTGGACACCAGAAACTCGTTGATAAGATCACTTCATTAGCGAAAGGTGCAGATGCTCGAATCTATCTTTCTCACTCTCAGAACAATAAGAAAGATCCTCTCGATTACAATACCAAAATTGCTCTTGCTCAAAAAGCATTTGGTCCATCAGTAACTAAGAGCAACGCTAAAACAATCATTCAAGTAATGCAGGAACTGCAAAAAGCAGGGTACACTGATGTTACAATCGTTGTTGGTTCTGATCGAGTAAAAGATTTTGATACTTTGCTGAACAAATATAACGGCAAGGATTACACATTTGATTCAATTAAAGTTGTTTCTGCTGGTCAGCGTGATCCTGATGCTGATGATGTATCAGGCATGAGCGCAAGCAAGTTGCGTGCTCTGGCTAAAGAAGGAAACTTTGCAGCATTTAAGACAGGTCTTCCACGCAATCTTCAATCTAGTGCTAAGAAGATTTATGACCAGCTGCGTTCTATTATGGAACAGCCAGAAACTGAACAACAGCTTGACGAGTATGCTGTACTGAATCAACAGCAGCGTCTAAAGCGTGCTCGTATGATGAAGCGCATTGCTAAGAAAGTTGCTCGTATGCGTAAGATCCGTGCGAAACGCATGGCAGATACTAATCGTTTGATGAAGCGTTCTCGTAAGCAAGCCATTCAGTTCCTTCGTAAGCGTGTTGCTGGCGAGCGTGGTAAAGAATACAGAGAACTCGGTAGAGGTGAAAAGATCACCATCGACAAATTGGTGCAGAAGAAGTCAGCAATGATTGACCGTCTTGCAAAAAGACTGTTGCCGAAAGTTCGTAAAGCAGAAATTGCTCGTGTATCAGCTGCTCGTGCACCTAAGAACGAAGAATACCTAAGAGAAGAGGTTGCTCCAGTGAAATCATTTAAAGACTTAATGGAAAGACGCAAAGGACCAAACGAAATCCGTGCGTTAAACGACATTAATCGAGAAAAGCGTAATGACTTTGTTAAGCATGATCGTATGCGTGATCAAGCAAGACTAAAGGATACGCTGCTTCGTAATCGTGGCATCACTAAAGAAGCATATGAAAGTCTTGAAAAGAAAGCTGAAGCAATTAATGTAAGCATTGATGCAGTTCTTGAAGTGTATGATGCTGCTGAGATAGATTCTTCTAAGAGCGCAACTGAGCAACAACAGCGTTTTGCTGCAGTAAATCATTTTGTTGCTGAAGCAAGAAAGAATGGTCTTGAGAGTGCATGTTGGAAGGGTTATGAAGCAATTGGCACTAAGAAAAAGAATGGTAAGACCGTTCCAAACTGCGTTCCTGTTAAAGAAGAAGTTGATCCACATAAAAATAAATCTGGAAGAATGGTGAAGAAGTCATGGGATTATACTCCTCAAAAAAACACAACTCCTAGACTTCCTCTAAGAACAGCAAAAGAAATTGCTGATATGGTTGGGATTAAAGTAAATCAATTTGGTCTATTGGCAAAAAAATATCCTGATATGCCTAAACCAGTATCAGGCATCACCACATATGTAAGAGGTCGTTCTACCACATATTATGAGCCAAAGGCGTTTTTGAAGTGGGCGAAGTCTAACGGAATCGGTAAATTTGCTGAGATCAACGAAACCATCAAGCATGAAGGTGAAAAGTGGGTTATCTATTCTAAGGATGGCTCTAAAAAACTTGGCACATACGATACTGAAGCTGCAGCCAAGAAGCGTTTGCGTCAGATTGAGTTCTTCAAACATATGAATGAAGCAAAAATTGCTCATGCTTTGGATCCAAAGAAAAGTTTGAAGCATTCTATGAAGGATGTCGGCGTTGATGTTGATAACGACGGCGATGTTGATGACATTGATAGAATACTATCTGCTCCACCTGAAGTTACTGGTACAGAAAAGGATCAAAAGAAAGTCCAGATGGCACTACAGAAACATGGTGAGTTGGAAAAGAAGCACACCAAGGTTGGTGTTGCATATGAAGAAACTCAACTAGACGAAATTGTACCAGCACTTGCTACTGCTGCCAGAATTATCTCAACCGCTGGTAAAGCAATTAAGACTGGTGCTAAAGCAATTGGAAAAGGTACAGCAAGTCGTAGTAGTGTTGGTACGATGGCACTTGAACCTAAAGATACAGCCACATCTACCAGCGATGTTCCTAAGCTGAATGAACTCAGCCCACAAACATTGATCAAGTATGCTTCTAAGGCAGCATCTGATTCTGCTGCTGCTAGTAAAGCAGGTGATATAGAAAGAGCGAAAAAGCGTGAGGCTGGTATTTCTAGAGCAATGGATAAAGAAGTTGCTAGTCGCACCGCTTCAAAACCAGTTAAGAAACCTGATGACTTTGAAAAGAAAGAAAGAACACCTCTTGGTGAAGACGGTTACAAGTGGCAAGACTTTTCTGATACTGAAAGAGCAGAATTGACTAGAAGAATGGATGCTATGGGATTCAAACAGATTAAGAATCCAGATACATTCAACGCTAGAGATGTGAGCCAAAGAAAGAAGTTGGCAGACATTCTAAGAAAACCAGAGAAAGCATCTGACTTTGAACCAATCCAACGCATCACGCCAGCTGAACGCAATGTAATGAACAACTCTTACATTCCAGAAGAATTCAGCAAGATGCTTGAAGATGCGGATCGCACCATTGATCGTTTGCGCTGGGCTGATGTTCCACAGATGGAACCACTCAAGCGTATGTCAAATAATCAGCTGAAGGGTTATGTTCGTGACTATGTAAGCAAGAACAGTGATCAAGTCAGAAAATTTATGGGTGCTGCTGACAGTGGTATGTTTGGTCGTGCTATTATTCAGAAGATGGCGCCAAACTATATTCCAGCAACTAAGTCTATGACTGACAAAGACTGGTCTAATGCTTGGAAGGCATATGATAACATCGATCCTAAGATCAAATCTAATTTGAAGAAAGGTGATGTATCTGATTTTCAGACTAACTCATATGTAAAAGAAGACGCTCAAAAGAAAAATTTGAAGTCTATCCTATCAAAGAAAAAAGAAGCCAAGTCAACTGCTGGTGCTGGCGAATGGGGCACTGATGAGCTGGCTAACAATTACAGAAATCAAACTCCTGGTCAATCTGTATCTGAAGAAACTCTGCAAGAAAATCCAATCATTAAAGGTATTCTTAGCAAGGTAGCAACCAGCACCGCAGATGATGCTGCCGCTATCGCTAAGGCAAAGGCTCGTGAGCAAGCAAAGGCTGCTGCTAAGAAACCTGAAGTTGCTCAAGCAGCAAAAGATGCAGAAAGAAGATCTCAGGCATTTAAAGCATCTGAAGCTGATAGAGCTGAGCGTGCAGCAAAGAATCAAGCTACGAAAGGTTATCAGGGTGCGTTTGATAAGTTGGACACATACAATAAAAAGCAATTCAACTTCGACAAAGATCCACAAGGTGCGATTGATAAGGTAACTGATCTTTCTAAGAATCCAAAGGTTGATCCAGATGTTCGTCCTATGTACAAGGACATGGCTAAGAAGATGGCACATGATAGTGCTGTTAAATCAAGCGAAGCTGGTCAGCGTATGAATGCGCTGAAGGGCGTGGCAAAACCTGAACATAAGGGTACAACTGCTGCTCCATCAAGTTCGCCGCAATCGCAAATGGGTGTTACTCGTAAGAAGTTTAGAGAAATTTTAAATAATCCGCAACACCCAAGACACGATGAAGCAACCAAGTTAAAGACTGAAGAAACTCAGTTAGATGAGATTGGTCCACTGGTTGGTTTGGCTGCGAGAGGTGCTGCTTCTCTGGCAACTAAAGGATTAAACAAACTCGGTAAGTCTGATTGGTGGAACAAAGGACGTAATGTAAGAGTTCCTGGTGAAGATAAAGCATCGCTAAAGACTCTTGCCAAAGACGACATCAGCCAGATGACTCGCAGTGATGCTGCGTTTAAGTCAGGTGATACAAGCGTTTCTAGTTTGCGTCCAATGAAAGCATTTACACCAGATATGGTCAAGACTGGTCCAACTGCAGCGGTTCGTCAGGCAGTTGAGCGTCCGCTGAAGGCAGTAAGCAATCTTATGAACGGATACTGCCCAGAAACTGGTGATCTGATTGAATCTTTGGTTATCGAAGCAGCTGAGTATCAAGGCAAGAAGGTAGAACTAAATAATCCGTTCCGCTTGCCTGCTGGTTCTAAGAAGAAGTTTGGTGTATATGTAAAGAACGACAAAGGCAATGTTGTCAAGGTAACATTTGGTGATCCAAACATGGAGATCAAGCGTGACGATCCTGAGCGCAGAAAAGCATTCCGCTCTCGTCACTCTTGCGATGATGATATTGGACCAAAGTGGAAAGCAAGATATTGGAGCTGCAGGCAATGGCGTGCTGGACATAAGGTGGAAGACTAATGGATGAAGTAATTGAAAAATTGAAGATTGCTTTCGGAACGTCTTTTGCGTTCTATATGAAGGCGCACAACTTTCACTGGAATGTAGAAGGACCACAGTTCTATCAATTCCATGAGTTCTTTGGAGACATTTATGAAGAGGTTCAGGCTTCCTTGGATATCACAGCGGAGCAGATTAGAACACTCGATGCTTATACTCCTGGTTCACTGGGACGTCTTCAAGAACTTAGCACCGTCACTGGTGAAGACAGAGTTGAATTGCCTCCGCTCACAATGGTACAAATACTCCTGGCGGATAACGAAAAGACTAGGACTGCGTTCCTCGAAGCGTTCGCCGCAGCAGAAAAAGAAAATCTGCAAGGATTGATGGATCACCTTGCCGCAAGAATTGACGCACATAACAAACATCGTTGGATGTTAAACTCTCATCTAAAGAAGGTAGGATAAAATGGCTAATCTGATCAATACAATCCGTGGGATGTATCAACCGTTGAAAGAAGCGGATGTAAGCAACTATTCGCCAGACGAACACAAAGATGCATACCACGACCATATCGCAAAGTATATGGACACCAAAGAAAAGTATCATAAGGATGCGGCAAAGGAACACGCTGCTCTTTATAGAGAAAAGACTGGCAAGAGCATCAAAGAAGAAATGGATCTTGATGAGTCACATTTCAAGAAAGGCGACACTGTAATCTGGAAAGGTATGAAGGGTTCAGTTATTTCTTCTGAAGGCGAAGGCGAAGATGAGGTCTACACCGTTAAGTGCGAAGATGGCAAAACCTACCAAGTGCCAGCTCGTCAGCTTGAGGGTATGAGCGAAATGGCTCCTGAAGTTGGTCCACCAGAACCAGTTGGCAGCGGTAAGAAAGTTAATCCAAAAGATGTTAGATGGGATGTTGATAAGACTATTCCTAAGACCTATGACAAGCTGAAAGAGTCTAGAGATGACACAAAAGGTATGAGCGACAAAGAAAGATTAGACTACCATGCTTCAAACTACAAAAAGAGCATCGTTGCAGCAAACTCAGCTGGAAATGATAATGCTCGCAAGCAGTATATGGACACTGCTGCTCAGCACTCTCTTGCATACAATCGTTTGACCAAGGGTGGCGATGTAACTAAGCATAACATGAACGAAGAGTTTGAAATCGAGATTGATGTCAACGATGAACTGTGGGAACAGTTTATTGGAGAACTCAATGAAGAAGGTGTTCAGTTGGATGAATTGGATTGGCAGGGCATCAAGGATCGTTATACTAAGTTCTATGGCGGACTCGGCGATAAGATTGCGAATTCCAAACCAGTTTCTGCTGTCAGCGATGTTGCATCAAAAATCAAGGATCGTTATACTAAGTTCTATGGCGGACTTGGTGATAAGAGCATTTCTGATACATTACCGAAGACCACATCACAAGTCAAAGCAATTGGCAAATTTGCAAGCAGTGCAGCTGATGCTGCAGGTGATGCGATTTCGAAAGCAGTTGATGTAGTTAAGCCATATGCAAACAAAGGTTTTGATAAACTGAAGGCATATGTTAACAAGCCTCGCCCAGCTGCACCAGCTAAACCTGATCCAACCACACCATCCAAATCTAATAGTATGAGCGACTTGGAAACCAAGAAGAAGTTTGCTGGTGCTAAGGCAGACTGGACTGGTCCAGGAAAGGGTGTTGCTTCAAAGACTGCAGCTATGGCTAAACCAGATTGGCAGGGTGCTGGTCGTGGTGTTGCTAAAGAAGAAGTTGAATACTCACTCGATGAGGCAGTTCGTGCGGTTGTACTTGGCGAAGCAAAGAAGATTAGCAACGATGCGATTCATATTGTTCTTGCTAAGACGAAGAACGCAAGAGAAGGTTTGGCTGCTATCAAGAAGGCATTTAATGTCAACGATAAGGAAGCGAAGAAGCTGCTTGATCGTGTTATGAATGAAGAAGTTGAACTTGATGAAGCATCGCCAATGATTAAACCTCCTCAGAATGAGTTTGCGAAGAAGGCTGATGCTTTTGCCCATGCAAAAAAGAATGGTGGTAAGGTTAAGATGAAAACCTTTATTCACCCAACTTCAGGTAAGAAATTTGTTTCTTATGTTGTTATGAAAGAAGAGATTGAACTTGATGAAGCTAAGTTAGATAAGTCTTCACCAATCTATAAAGAATACGAAGCACTTAAGAAAAAGCCCATTGCTGATCTTCGCAACATCATTGGACGCAGTCATCGTGTTGTTGACCTAAAGGGTTATGATAAAGCAGGCGCAATTAGACAAGTCCTTGATGACAGATATGGCGAAAAGAAAGTCGATGCTTTCTTTGGTGAAGAAGTGGAACTTGATGAACTGAGCAAAGAAACTCTTGCCTCTTACAAGAAGAAGGCAGGCGAAGATGCTCGTAAGGCAGACAAGGAAGGCGACTTCAAGCGTGGCGATAAGCGTTTCTCTGGTATTGTTAAGGCAACCAAGAAAGAGTTTGACAAGGCAAACGAAGAGTTTGAACTTGATGAAGCACGAGTCACTAAGGATAATGTAGCCAAGTTGCTAGTCAAGTATGGCAACAATCCTAAGAGCGTGAAGCAGATGGTTGATAAAGAATTTGATCGTGCGGTCAAAGCACACCCAACTGCTACTGCAGCAAAGATTGCTGATGTCATTAGAGTTACAGCAGAGTCTGTAGAACTTGATGAAGCAGCAATGGTATCAACTGATGCGCTGAACAAAGCAGTGACTGCTAAGTTTAGCCCAAGAGTTTCTGCTCAGGTTCTTGGTTATCTGAAGCCAGGTACGAAAAAAGAAGTATCTGTTAAAGACGCAACTGCTGCTATGAATAGAATGAATATGTCGCCAAGACAGATTGCGAATGTAATGAGTGCGTTGAATGAAGAAGTTGAAATCAACGAAGCACCACTCAACATTCCGAAGGCAGGTATGCCAAAGACGCTGAAGCAAATGATGTCTGATTACATTGACAAGACCAGCGATGATAAACTTATCCGTCTTGCCAAAGTTCTTGGTAAGAATATTACAATCAAGGGTAATCGTGTAATCATCGAAGAAACAGAAATTGATTTAGACGAGGAGATTAACATGTCCATTAATACGGTTGACGAAGCCAAGAAATATGGATTGACGCAATCGTTGTTGGATGCTGTTAAGGGTGTCCTCGCAGCGGATGGCGATGTCGATTCCAAACCACTTGATCCTGCTGATCCTAAGCAAGCCAAAGGTAAGTTTGCTGATCGCAAGGACAAAGATATTAACAATGATGGCAAGGTAGATAAGACTGACAAGTATCTGCATAATCGTCGTAAGGCTGTCACAAAGGCAGTTGAAAAGGAAGATGATGCTGAAGAAGTAAAGGGCATGAAAGCCAAGGACGCTGATGATGTTAAGAAGGGCAAGGGAACTGCAAAGCAGGAACCAATCGAAGTCAATCCTAACATAAAAGAAGATTACTGGCATGTTGTTTATAAAGACAAGAATGGTAAGGCGAAAGCAGAAAAGAACTTCAGAGACGAAAAGTCAGCGAAAGCATATGCCAAGCGTGGCAATATGGTTGACCGTGTTGGCGGCAAGTATGAAGTAAATCGTGTCAAGGGTAGCATGGATGAAGAAATTGAACTTGATGAAGCAGGCGAAGTGAAGACTCGCAACAAGACGAAGAAGAATCGTATGGATACCGCTCGTGGTGATCTGTACAACAAGCGCAATAAACTGAACATTGGTCCTGGCGATACTGGTCATGCGACTAGACAACAATCAATGAAGGCACTTGGTCGTGCTTTGCGCAACGAAGAAGAAGAGATTGATCTTGATGAAGCATCTTGCAAGACTATGAAAGAAGCAGAGATGACCGATAAGCAAATGAGAAAGCGTGAAGAAATCGTCAAGTCTATGAAGGACAAGAAGGGCGACTTCGAGAAGCGTTATGGTGATCGTGCTAAGGCAGTGATGTATGCAACTGCTACGAAGATGGCTATGAAGGAAGGTTTTGACCTGACTGATGAGCAGTGGGAAGAACTTGGCGAAGCGTATAAGATCCCTAAGAACTATGCCGCAATGATGTTGAAGAAGCGCAAGAAAGCAAATGATAAGGCACAAAAGGATCTAAAAGATCCAAGTCACAATCCATCATGGGCAAACTCTAAGTCTAAAATGGAAGAAGAGCAAATTGACGAATTGGGAATAGGTACTGTTTTCAACTATGCTCAGAAGCGTATTGGTCAGGCACTTTCTGGTTCTTTGCCAGGTAAGAAGTCTATGGACACTTATGCAAAGAACTTGGGCAATGCTCGCACTCGCTTGGATCCATTGAAGAATGTTCAGAAGCCAGTGCCAAAGGACAATGTTGTTCCTTTTAGAAAGGAAGATGTTGACGCTATGAGCGAAAACGAAATTAATGAAGCAATCAGACATGATCGCTATATTAATGCTCATGGTAAGAAAGCATCAGGAGAAGGCAACTGGATGTTCACTACTGCAGCTCCAGGCAGAAAGTCGAAAGAAACTTTCAGCGGCAGGGGTAAGCTGGGTGATGTTGCTAAGAACGCCATGAAAGCACTCGGTTCTAAAGAAGTGTATGTAATGGAAGCAACAGTTGACACTGCTGATGTTGAAAAGAAAAAGAACATGTCTGGTTCTGATAAGAGCAAGCTCGGCAAGATTGCGGACATGCTCAAGAAAGAGCGTGAGAAACGCAACAAGTAAATTATAAATAGATTACAATTTCCGATTAATTAAGGAGAAATCAAATGTCACTTTGGGGAAAATTTGATGCCAAAGCTGCTTCTGGTACAGGTACAGTTACTGTAACTGCTGCTAACAGCACCGTTATTGGCTCAGGTGCTAGTCTTAGCACGAATTTTGAGGCTGGTGATTACCTGTATGTTGGTAAGAACTGGTATGTTTTCACTGCTATCGCAAACGCAACGGTTGCAACTGTAGTTTCTGCTAACACTGGTGCAGCACTAAAGGGTGCTCAGTCTAACGGTGATTATGTAGTTTCTGAAAAGCCACTGTTCACTACTTTCGCTGAAGCGAAGAATGTTGCTGATGGTAACTCTAACACCGTTTATGGCGTTTCTTCTAGAGAAATGTCTGGTTCTGGTGGTATCGGTTCGATCACTGTTACCGCTGCTGGTGCAGGTTATACAGTTATGCCAACCGCAGTTATCACTGATGCGAACGGCGCAAGCGCAACCACTTCCACAAGAGCGAAGGTTATTACTTTCACTGTTGGTTCTGCTCTTGATTCTGATGCTGGTACTGGCTATGCCAACGGCGATGTAATCAAGGTCAACGGTGGTACTGGTACTTCCGCAAACGCAACTGTTACAACTGGTGCTTCTAACACTTCTGTTGCATCTCTCGCAGTTGTTAATGCTGGTCTCTACAGTGCACTGCCTACATTGACTGGCGCAGCTACCACTGCTGAAACTGGTACTGGTACTGGTCTGAAGGTTGACCTGAGCATGGGTCTGGCTTCTGTACTCATAACTGCTGCTGGTTCTGGCTATGTTAGCCCAACTGTAACGATTGCTAACACTGGTGGTGCTGCATCTTCTGTTGCTACTGCTACTGCTGCACTGGTTGCTTCTGAAAGAGCAAATGTTGCTCACGCTGGTTGGGTTCGCCGCACTGTTGGTACAGGTGGTCGTGCTGGTCGTGTACAGTATGAAACACTGGTTGCTATGTCTAGCATCGGTGGTGACGCTGAAGACGATTCTAAGTTGCCAGAATAAGGAGTTGACGAATGGCTGACAAAAAGGTCTCCGAATTAACAACACTCAATACAGCGAGTGGTGATGACCTTTTGTTGGTCGTCAACGATCCTTCAGGTACACCTGCAAGCAGAAAGATTACTGTAAACAATTTGTTTGGTAATGTAGTTGTTAGCACTACTCATAAAGCAAGAACAACATTTAATGCAAATGTTATTATTGCCACGAATAGCGTAACAGCAACTGCTAATCTTGCAATTACTGGTGGTTTGTCAGTAAACAGTACTGCTATTTTGCCTGCGATTCAAGATCGTATGCAAGTAGCGAATGTTACCAGCTTATTTCATTATACAACATTGACTGGTGTAACACAATCAAATGAAATTAACAACGAATTTAATGTTTCATCAAATACAGTAACTGTACAGTCAAACACTGGATTAGTTGTATCAGTTGGCTCAGCGCCAAGTTCTAATAATCCAACAACAGAAGGATGGACTGCAGGGACTATGGCATTTAGTAATACATACTTGTATATTGCAGTTGATGCTAACACAATTAAGAGGGTGCCACTAAGCGTATTCTAATATGTTTGATGATTTGACGGAAGACAACTTCCTACTCTTTGCCATGAAATATTATGATAATCCGCACTGTACGGATCTGTTAGAATTTCATGATGACCTGAGAAGAATTCGATATGTAAAGCGTTTGTTCAAAAAGTACAAAGATACTGGAGAACTAAAAGAGCGTTTGATATTGAATCATCTTGTTGTACTCTACAATATGTTTGAAAGCAGAGCAATGACAAGAATGTTGTTTCAGAAATTGGATGAGTATTTGTCATATCTGAAACCTTTTTTGGTGTTTTTAAACTATTGGCCAACCGATATTGGATTGGTCAACGGAAAGAAGATACTAGACAGTAACATATCGTTAGATCAAGGCGTCGTTGACGCATTAAGGAAAATTTAATGGCTCAGCCAGTAATGGATCTCTTTTTAATCTATCAGTTTATAAAGAGACTCACCACGCCTTTTGATCAAACCGATGCATTTAAACTTGGTTTAATTGATAAAGATGGTAAGAAGCTGAGAAAAGCAGAAACGAAAGAAGAAAAAGATGCTATGACATACTTCGATCGTTTGATCTTTAATCTTAAACGTCTACTGGGCAAGGTGCCTGGTGGTAGTTCTCGTATTGGTTCATTTGCTGCAGCATTATTGCTCATCAAAGAAAGTGCTAACCCCAAAGAGCACTACACTGATGAGGAACTTGCTTACGCTTTGATGGAGAATATTGAGATGCTTGAGAAAACATCTTATAAAAAACTTAATGAGCTGTTAGAAGATGCGCCTGCCAACGCTACAGGTGCTGCCGTTGCTGGTACTGGCGATGACCCTGTACACTGGAGAATGGATGCAAGAAACAAAAAGACTAAGATGTTTCTTCGCCGTTACATAGAATCAAAAGGTAAGCGTGAAGCAATCAAGAAGCGTAAAGACTTCATGAAACAACTAGGACTCAGCTAATGGCACAGTACCGCATTGACACAAATGAGATGCTTTCCAACAACAAGACCATCTATGAGGTGGTTCAGGTTGGAACTGGTCCAACAGGCAATGTGGTATCACAAGCAAATCCATTTCCTGTAACAGGAACATTTACAACTACAGCAGCAACAGGATCTACAGATGCTTTCGGTCGTCAAAGAGTTTCCAATCCTCTAACTCTATTTGATAGTTCCCATAGGTATAGAGACAATAACCTTTGGAGCACAGCAACCACAGGAACAGCAACAGCAACTTTTAATGCTGCTCAAGGTTTAGTTGATTTGACAGTCAATAATGCTATCAACGCTGAAGTCGTAAGAGAGACCACAAAAGTATTTTCATATCAGCCTGGTAAATCTTTGTTGGTGATGAATACTTTTGTGATGTCACCAGCAAAGTCAGGTCTTCGTCAAAGAGTTGGATACTATGGTGCTGCCGACGGAATGTATGTGGAGCTTGATGGTTCAACTCTAAATTTGGTGGAAAGAACTTCGGTCGGTGGTTCTTTAGCAGAAACCAGAATAGCACAAGCATCTTGGAATGGTGATAAGTTAAATGGAACTGGTGCTTCTGGTCTGACTTTAGATATGACTAAAGCACAAATTCTTTGGATGGATATTGAATGGTTAGGTGTTGGTTCTGTGAGAATGGGATTTATCATCAACGGTCAGTTTATTACTTGCCATACATTCCACCACGCAAATATTATCCAATCAACTTATATCACAACAGCATCATTACCTTTGAGATATGAGATTACTAATACTGGTGCTACAAGTGGTAGTAGCACACTCAAACAAATTTGTTCTACTGTAATTTCTGAAGGTGGTTATGAACTTCGTGGATTACAACAGGCAGTACAAACACCAATCACAGCACCAGTAGATCTGCCCACTCCTGCTGGCACTTTCTATCCAGTTATTTCTATTCGTCTTAAATCTTCTCCAGATAGATTAGATGCGATTGTCATTATGACTGCTCTATCAATAATGGGAGCAGGAAATGGTCCAGATTATAATTGGCAAGTAAGAGCATCCTCAACTACAACTGGAGGAACTTGGGTCAGTGCTGGGGTGGATAGTGCGGTTGAGTATAAACTTGGTGGAACAAGTGTAAGTGGTGGGAGAATACTAGCATCTGGATTTTTTAATGCTTCAAATCAATCTACAGCATCAGTAGATATTCTCAAAGAAGCACTCTTTAAGTTCCAGTTAGAACGAAATGGACTGACTGGAACTCCTTATGAATTAACACTTGTATGTGCTACTAATTCTGCTGGTGCTGATGTTTTTGCTTCACTCGATTGGGAGGAAATTAGCCGATGAAATGGTTGGCTGACTAATGACTGCTCGCAAAGTACCCGCAAATTATGTCTACGACTCTGGTGAGATAGACTACTTTCAACTTATGGAGGATCGTCGTGTGGAGACCGAAAGACACATCGAAAACCTACACATAAGGATCAATGCTTTGAAAGACGAACTCTACGAAGAAATATCTGACTCTCATAAAGAGATTATGAAAGAAATTCGTGAGATGAAAGAAGATCAACGCAAGCATGCTAAAGAAGAATCAGAAGTTCTTCAAAAACTCGATAAACGATTGATTGATCTTGAGCAAACCAGATGGTTGTTTCTTGGCGGAGCAATTGTTCTTGGCTGGCTATTGCTAGGTGGATTAGACGCCATTAAAATCTTCTTGTCATAATTATTGCTTTTGGTTGCCTTTCAGTGTATAATCACTGAATGGATTATATTGATACAAAGTACATTCAACTTGTTTCTGCTTCTTTAGAAAACTTTAAGAACAAGGGCAATGGCGTATATAACATGCGCTGCCCTTTCTGTGGAGACTCACAGACCAATAAGTCTAAGGCACGTGGCTACATTTTCGACAAAGAAAACAAACCAATCTACAAGTGTCACAACTGTGGTCATGGTGCTACTCTATCTAATTTAATTAAACATGTCAATCCCTCTCTACACAAAGAGTACGCTCTAGAGCGATTCGGCACTCAAGAAAGACGCAAACCTATATCTCCTGCGTCAAAACCATCCCTGCGCTTTCAGAAGCGTCCTGAGTATCTAAAAACACCGCTTGGTAAACTCAAAAAGGTATCTCAACTGGATCCTGAGCATCCAGTGCGTCAGTATGTTACCAAGCGTGGTATTCCTAAGCGTGTACACTACAAACTGTTCTATGCACCGAAGTTCTATGAATTTGCTAGACAGTTTGCACCATCAAAATTTACTGACATTGACAAAGACGAACCACGCCTAATAATCCCCTTTATTGATAGGAATAAACAATTGGTGGGATTCCAAGGCAGATCGTTTAGCAAGAATGGTCTACGCTATATAACTGTGAAGATAGATGAAGAAGCACCGAAAATCTTTGGTCTTGATACTGTTGATCGATCAAAGACAGTTTACATAGTAGAAGGACCAATTGATTCAATGTTTCTTGATAACGCAGTTGCAATGGCTGGGTCAGATCTTTCTGCCGAAGCACTTAATGCTCTTGGTACAACTGACATCGTATTTGTATTTGATAATGAGCCACGAAATAAAGAAATTCTCAAGCGTATTGAAAAAGTTGCCGATCTAGGTTATAGTATTGCTTTGTTCCCTGACTATGTAAAAGAAAAAGACATCAACGATATGGTGTTAGCTGGCAGGGATGCAGAAGAAGTTCAAGCAATTATAAGTAATAACACCTATCAAGGATTGAAAGCCAAAGCTAAGTTGAGTGAATGGAGAAAAGTGTGAAGTTTGATATTTTTTTCAACCCCAATTTATATTGCTGAAGTTAATGAAGCAGAAATTATTAATTCTGCATTGAAAAATATAAATCTTCACGATTTTGTCATAGAAACAAAAAACGAAAACTCAGCTAATCGTGATTGGGTTTGCGATGTTCTTACTGGACATAATGAAGATTTTTTGACTCTTGATACGCCATGGGTTAAATTATTTCTGTCAACCATTATTCCTTATGTTGAAAAATATATTCAAGAAATTAATTTAGAAAAATGTAAATATTTGGCAAATATTCCTTGGGTTAATATATACAGGAAACACGATTACCAAGAACCGCACGATCATATAAATGGTGACAATATATTTTCGTATGCATATATGCATAGATTACCGCCAGATAGTGGCAATTTTGTATTTTTAAATAGAAACTCAGCAATAAATTATATTGGACAGCAAGATAATCAAAATAATTTTGTTCCTAAAGTTAAAGAAGGCTCGCTTGTATTGTTCCCATCATCGCTTCAGCATATGGTGACGCCGAATAATGTAGAAGAAGAAAGAATAACAATTGCTGGTAATATTTCAAAGTTTGGAGATGGTGATGACAGTAAGAACATGTGAGTTATATAATGAAGATAATGACCGCAAAGCAGTGGTCTTTGTTGATAAAAGTTTAGGTGAAGATGTTTGGTGTGTTGACTGTTATGATGGTGCACATTTCGTAAGATTAATTGAGTGTAAAGGGCATAGCGAACAGTATGCCTATGACGCAGCAGAAAACTGGGTGAATAAGTGGGGGAGTTTTGCATGAATGTAAAGTTGATTAGTTATAGCAAGCCAAGTGAGGAAATGTCTCACGAAGGATTAGAGAATGTACAAGATCTTATCGCCTACTGCGCTAGAGTTAGCAATCCAAGCAATCAATTTAACACAGAAACTTCCGAACGACTCATTAGATATCTGGTTAAGCACAAACATTGGTCACCACTGGAAACAGTATCCGCCTGCCTTGAGATTGAAACTACTCGAGACATTGCGAGACAGATCTTACGACATCGTTCATTCTCATTTCAAGAATTCTCACAAAGGTATGCCGACCCAACTCAGGACTTGTCTTTTGTGGTTAGAGAAGCAAGACTACAAGATACCGTCAATCGACAGAACAGCGTAGAACTGGACATGGAGAATGACGATAATCGTCGTCTTCAATATCAGTGGGAACAACATCAAAAGAATTTGATCAAAGCAGCACAAGAAGCATACTCTTGGGCAATTGATCACGGCATCGCAAAAGAACAGGCACGTGCAGTTTTGCCTGAAGGATTGACGATGTCACGCATGTACATGAACGGTACTCTCCGCTCATGGATTCATTATATTGAGTTAAGAAGCGCAAACGGAACACAAAAAGAACATATGGAAGTTGCTCGTGCCTGTGCTAAGGTAATCGCAGAGATCTTTCCTATGACGACTTCGTTTGTAGAATAATAACAAGGAAAGAATATGGCAAGAGAACACTTGGGCATCAGCATTGATGTTCGTAGGGACAAATCCCTCTCAGATCAGGCATTCAAACTTTTAACAGATTACTATTGCCGCAAAGACGAGAAGTCACCGCAAGAAGCATTTGCTCGTGCGGCAGTAGCATATTCAGCAGGGGACATGGGGTTGGCGCAGCGCATTTATGATGCTGCGAGTAAAGGATGGTTCATGTTCAGTTCACCAATTCTTTCTAACGCACCATTACCAAATGAAAAAGCTAAAGCACTTCCTATCTCTTGTTTTCTTGCATATGTCCCCGACTCGCTTGAAGGACTCATTGATCACACCGCAGAGTTGCGTTGGCTCTCTGTTAAGGGTGGCGGTGTCGGTGGGCATTGGAGCGATGTTCGTTCTATTAGTGACATTGCCCCTGGTCCTATTCCTTTCCTTCATACTGTTGATGCAGACATGACTGCATACAGGCAGGGTAAGACTCGCAAGGGTTCCTATGCTGCCTACATGGATATTTCGCATCCTGATATTATTGAGTTCATCAACATGCGTATTCCTACTGGCGATGTCAATCGTAAGAATTTAAATCTACATCATGCAGTTAATCTTACTGATGACTTTATGATGGCAGTGATGGATGGTGCTATGTGGGATCTCAAAGATCCGAACGAAGGCACTGTTCGTGAAACAATGCCTGCTCGCAAACTGTGGGAACTGTTACTTGAAACTCGTTATCGTACAGGTGAACCGTATCTAAACTTTATTGATGCTGCCAATCGTGCACTGCCTGAAGCGCAAAAGAAACTTGGTTTGAAGATTCACGGTTCTAATCTTTGTAATGAAATTCATTTGGCAACAAACGAAGATCGTACTGCCGTTTGTTGTTTGTCCTCACTCAATCTGGAGTTATATGATGACTGGAAAGACACATCGCTGGTTCGGGACCTTACGAGATTTTTGGACAATGTCCTTCAGTTCTTCATCGACAACGCACCAGACACAATCAGCAGAGCAAGATTCTCAGCCGAAAGAGAAAGATCTCTCGGACTCGGTGCTATGGGATACCACTCCTATCTCCAACGACACTCAATTGCCTTCGAATCTGAAGAGGCACTTGCTGTAAATAAAAGTATCTTTAAGCAGATTCAACAAGACGCTATTCTTGAATCAATGCAGTTGGCGAAAGAGCGTGGTGAAGCACCTGATCTAGTTGGCTATGGTATGCGCAACGCACATCTAATTGCGATTGCGCCAAATGCTAACTCTAGTTTGATCGGTGGTACTTCTCCTTCTATTGAACCATGGAAGGCAAACGCATTTACATCACGCACTCGTGCTGGTTCGCACTTGACTAAGAATAGATATCTGGAGAAATTGCTTGAGAAACTTGGCAGGAATGACGACAAGACTTGGTCGTCAATTATCACCAACGGTGGATCCGTTCAACACTTTGATTGGTTGGACGATCAATCGAAGGCAGTGTTTAAGACTGCAATTGAGATTGACCAGGATTGGGTTGTACGCCAAGGTGGAGAAAGACAGAAGTATATTTGTCAGGGGCAGTCGCTAAACATTTTCTTCCCTGCTGGCGCAACCAAAGCATATCTACATAAGGTACACTTTGATGCTTGGCGTTATGGATGCAAAGGGCTCTATTATTTGCGTACAGAAACTTCAAATAGAGCAGAGAATGTTGCGCAAAAAATTGAGCGTGAGCGTTTGAAAGAGTTCGTAGAAACTTCACAAGAAGAGGAGTGTGTTGCCTGTCATGCATGATGCTGCCAAATATTGGCAAGTCTATGACTGGATTCGCAATGCGTTCCCCTGCGATAGCGAAGAACAGATTGTGCGTAAAGTTGAAGAATATATAAATAGAAACAGACAAGAAGGTGCGGGAACACCTTCTTATCCTAAACACAATACAACTTAGCGGAGTCGTATCATGTCTAAATCTATTTATACTCATGTTCATCACATTGTTCCAAGATATATGGGCGGAACGGATGACCCATCAAACCTTATAGAACTTACTGTAGAAGAACACGCAGAAGCACATCGTAAGTTATATGAAGAATATGGGAATAGGCAAGATTATATTGCTTGGAAAGCACTTAGTGGATGTATCGGTAAAGAAGAACTTCTTTATCAGCGATCCAAACTTGGTGCAGAAAAAATGGCAGAAATGCGTCGTGGGAAACCAGGACCAAAACAATCACCAGAAACTATTGCCAAAAGAATGAAATCTATTGGACCAGTAAATCCATTCAAAAACAAAAAACACAAAAAAAATTCAAAAGAAATTATGTCAATAAAAGCAATGGGGCATGATAGAAACAAAAAGAAATGGTTGCTGGTGATAGATGGAAATAGTATAATTGTTGAAGACCTAACTAAATGGTGCAAAGAAAACGGTTATAATTATAGTGGCGTGCACTCAGCATACCAAGCAAAAAGAAAATATAAAGATATAGAAAGGATAGAACAACATGAACGCCGCACTGACGACGCATAGCCCAGAGATTGAAGTCTATACAAAAGACAACTGCCCTTACTGCGTACAAGCAAAGACTTGGTTGACGCAACACGGATTTAGTTACACCGAAAACAAACTGTATAACGAAGAGCAAGTCCTTGCGTTTATGCAGCGTTGTAATGGCGCACGTACTGTTCCACAGATTATCATTGATGGTAAGAACATCGGTGGTTATACTGAGTTGATGAAGATTGGTAACACGCTGGTTAAGAAACAGTCTGGTGGTTTGATGGAGTTCTCTAAGACCTACAAACCATTCTATTATCCTTGGGCAGTTGAAGTAACAACTCGCCATGAAAAGGCGCACTGGATTGAAGACGAACTTGATTTGTCTGAAGATGTTGCTGACTGGAAGGGTGGTCGTGTAACGCCAACCGAAAAGGATTACATCACCAACATCCTTCGTTTGTTCACTCAGTCAGATGTCGCAGTTGGTCAAAACTATTATGATCAATTCATTCCTAAGTTTAAGAACAATGAGATTCGCAACATGCTTGGTTCATTTGCTGCTCGTGAGGGTATTCATCAGCGTGCCTATGCGTTGTTGAATGAAACACTTGGCTTGCCTGACTCAGAGTATCATGCGTTCCTTGAGTATAAAGAGATGACCGATAAGGTTGACTTTATGATGGATAGCGATCCACACACTCAACGTGGTCTTGCTCTTGCTCTTGCTAAGACTGTATTCAACGAGGGTGTTGCGTTGTTTGCTTCGTTTGTTATGTTGCTCAACTTCCAGCGTTTCGGTAAGATGAAAGGCATGGGCAAGGTTGTAGAGTGGAGCATTCGTGACGAATCAATGCACGTGGAAGGAAACTCTAAGTTGTTTAAGGCATTCTGTTCTGAACACTCACGTGTAGTTGATGAGGAGTTTAAGGCAGAGATTTATAAGATGGCAAGACAAGCAGTTAAGTTGGAAGACAAATTTGTTGAACTTGCGTATAGAATTGGTGAGATTGAAGGATTGTCACAAGAAGAAGTGAAGCAGTACATTCGTTATATCACTGATCGCCGTTTGCTTCAGTTGGGATTGAAACCAAACTATGGTGTGAAGGATAATCCACTACCATGGTTGGAGTGGGTGCTCAACGGTGCGGATCACACGAATTTTTTTGAGAATCGTGTAACTGAATATGAAGTTGCTGGTTTGAAAGGAAATTGGGCAGAAGCATATCAATAATAAATAACAGTGATTAAACCAACGGAGTACTATTATGTCTGAAATCGTTTACGAACTTGTTTGCGATTCATGTGGCGCAGATTATCAGATCAATTATATTGATGGAATCGCTAATCACAATGAACCAATGTACTGCCCATTCTGTGGTAGCGATATTGATTTGACAGATGTGGAAGAGGATATTGCTGAAGAAGTTGATGATGATGAGTTCTTTGACGAACTTGACTTCGAAGACGACTAACTACGACAATCCTTGGATCTTCAACGACAAACCTTTCACATCTGAAGATATACAGCATTTCGTTGGTTTCGTTTACTGTATTGAGTCGTTGATTGATGGGAAACTTTACATTGGTAGAAAATACTTTTATAATAAGAGAAAGGTGAAAGGCGCAACTCGCCGCAAAAAATCTGAATCTGATTGGCAAAAATATTATGGGTCTAGTGAAACGCTCAAAGAACTCGTCAAAACCCATGGAACAGAAAACTTCAAAAGAGTTATTCTGTCACTACACACGACAGAAGGCGACTGCAATTATGAAGAAGTCCGCCAGCAGTTTGTAAATAATGTACTTGAGGATGATAGGTTCCTAAACGAAAATATCGGCGGCAAGTGGCACAGGAAACCAAAACATATTATTGATGGAAGAGTGATAAATGAACATTTCTCTATACGAACTCGGGCTACCGATTGCTGTAATTGATGATTTATATGATGAAAAAGAGCTTTCTGATATTTGGAAAGAACTCACATTCTATAATAAAGATTTCTTTTTAGAAGAAAAATATTCTGGATCAGCAAAAACTCTAGACGGCAAAACTTTGCTTAAAAAAAATAAAACTGTAGCTGTGGACGAAGTGTTTCATGTAAAAGAATATTCGTACATACTCAACACAAATCGAAAAATTTTTAAAGAAGTTGCTGATGAACTTGCGACAATGCATCCGTTCTTTTCATATTTGAAAAGAACATCATATGATGGAACAATGATAAGCTACTATGAAGATTCTGATTATTATAAACCGCATACAGATATGGGAGTGATTACCATCGTAACGTGGTTCCATAAAGAACCAAAGGGTTTTTCTGGTGGTGACATGATTTTGGGTGGAGAAATTGAAGTTGAATGCAAAAACAATAGATCTATAATTTTTCCTTCAAGTTTAAATCACGAAGTGACTCCAATAAAAATGTTAACAGATTTGGAAGATTATGGGAGATTTGCTATGGTTCAATTTACTGCAGTAATTTTTTGGGACGATAATAATCCAATGGGAATGGGAGCAAAACAACAGTGAAAATTACAGAATTTCAAAATGTCCTGAAGTTTAAGTTCTTACCGAGTGATCAAAATACAAACGATGTTCGTATTCGTGAACTTGAGTGGCTTGCTCCCTATATCTCAGCTAACACTCACTGCGTTGAGTTTGGCGTATTCAGCGGACTGACTATTTCTTGTCTTGCTACCGCACGTCCTGATCTTGAGTTTAATGGGTTTGATTCTTTTGAAGGATTGCCTGAAGACTGGGACATGGGGCAAAAGCAAGTAAAAAAAGAAGCATTTGACCGCAAGGGTGAGATGCCTGAAGTGCCTGATAATGTAAGACTATGGAAAGGTTGGTTCAACGATACTATTCCTGAGTGGAAGCGTGCCGCAAATGAAATGGCAAAGCCAATCGGTTATCTGCATGTTGACTGTGACATCTATTCATCAACTGTTACTGTACTTGATGAGTTGAATGATATGATTATGCCAGGAACGATTATTCGTTTTGACGAACTTGCTTGTTGGCGCAGCGTATTTGGTGAAGCATCTCCAACTGGTAAAGCAAATCGTGTAGCATATACAACATGGAAAGATCATGAATGGAAAGCAATGAATGAATGGCTCGAAAAGTATGATCGTAGAGTTGTTCCTCTTTGTCGTAATTGGTTCCAAGGTGCAACGGTGGTAGTGACGCAATGATTGTATCTAAGAAACATCACTTTGTATTCGTTAAGACTCGTAAGACTGCTGGCTCTACGCTAGAGAAGTTGGTGTTCCCATATCTGGGACACGAAGATTACTGCACTGGCTCTGAGCGTGACGATACTCCAGCCAAGAATATGGACATTGGTATGAATGGACATATGAAGTGGGATCAGATCAAAGAAAAATATTGTAACGACGTTTGGTGGAACGGCGCATACAAATTTACCATTGAGCGCAATCCCTGGGATAAGGTTGTCAGCAGTTACTTCTGGCATCAGAAAATCAAGCCACAAGAATATTTCCAAATGGAGTTTGAGCAGTATGTCCTCAAGTCTCCGTTGCTGCCTATGGACTATCAACTATATGCACAGCGTGGTACGCTGCAAGTTGATAAGATCTATAAGTATGAAGAAATGCAAACAATGTATGATGATCTAAATGAGATGTTTCGTTTTGCGATTACTCCATACAAGATTGAGAACACAAAATTGAAAGCAAACATTCGTAAGATTCAAGACTATCGTGAACTGCATACACCTAAGACGATTGACTTTATTGCGAATAAATTTGAACCTGTGATTAAACTGATGGGATATACTTATGACTGATACGATTAAGCTGTTCGTTGGCTGCGCACCTAATGGTGAAGATGCCGAAAGTCAAATGGTACTTGAGTACACTGCTAGGAAGCATAGTAGTATGCCAATTGAAATTACATGGATGAAGCATAGTAACGATCCGATGTCCTTCTGGTATGGATGGCGTTCTGAAACATGGGCAACTCCATTCTCTGGTTTCCGTTGGGGTATTCCTGCTGCTTGCGGTTATCAGGGGCAGGCGATCTATATGGATAGCGATATGATTATCCTTGCTGATCTTGCTGAGTTGTGGAACAATCCATGGGACGATCATTCTATCATTCAGATGAAGGGTGATTGGCGCACCTGTGTTGCAAAGTGGAACTGCGAGCGAGCAGGCAAAGTTCTCCCACCGATTGATCAGATCAAGTCAGTGCCGAACGCACACCAACAACTGTTTAGTGGTCTGCAACAAAACCCACATCTACAGCAGTCATTTGATCGTCAGTGGAACAACTTCGATGGTGAGAATGATCCGCTTGACCAGATCAAGATTCTACACTATACAGACATGGCGTCGCAGCCTCATGGGAAATATGCTACAAAAAGATTGGACAGTGAAGGACGCAAACATTGGTTCGATGGAGAGTTTAGATCACATCGTAGACCAGATGTTGAAGATTTGTTTGATACATACTACATGGAAGCAATCAAGTCTGGTATGAGTGTTTATGATTATTATTCAACCGATCCTGACACATGGGTCAACTATGTTAAAGAATCCCAAAAAGGATATCGAGCAAATAATGGGTTTGACGGTTCGCAGGGGCAATAAATTATAAATATGATCAGACAGGAAGGTGCGGTAACACCTTCCCATCCTAAACAACAACGCACTGTAAGGAGTAGCGTCATGTCTGATCATATTTATCTAGATCAAAAAAGTATTTCTTCCATTCTTGGAATTCCCCACAAAAAAATTGATGTTTCTGATGTTGAATCTTTTCTACGAGAAACATCATATGGACCAGGAATAACATTCAAAGGTTCTTCATGGATGAACAAAAATGGAGAATATGTTCGTGTATTCCCAGAAGAGCAAAAATATTATTTGGATAATGGTTGGGAATATGGTGGACACCCAGCAACTGATTGGCATAAAAAGAATGCTAGTCGTGTGCACAAAAATAAAAAAGTTAGCAAAGAAACTAGAAAAAAGCAATCTCTTGCCCACAAAGGCAAAACAAATGTAACCAGAGATATGAAATACATAAACTTGACTGGTGTGGTGAAAAGAGTTAAAATGGAAGAATTAGATAATTATTTAAACAAAGGATGGAACTTGGGTCGTGGTCCACACTCGTGGTCGACTCGTCCAAAAGGTCAATAATGTACGGCGAACTTCCTACCAGTCCTGTTGTATTTGCAGCATGCGACTCAAAATACTTTCTAGATCATGCTGGTCCATTTGTTTATTCCGCTGATGAGCATGGGTTTGATGCACACATTCATGTAGTCAATCCAACGGACGAGGTACTTTCATACGCTGCTATTCTCGCATCAACAGTACAAGTACGCTTGACCTATACTTTCAACGATGAAGAGTTTGTCAATGTAACAGATGAAGAAAAACGTGCATACTATGCTTGTCTGCGTTTTGTTACAGCACCGCCTATTCTACATTCTGCGAAAAAGTTGTTAATTCTTGACATCGACTGTCTTGTGATGGAGAAGTTTGACTTTCCTGAGCTGCCAGTTGGATACTATCCTCGTGAGCCATTACCTGGCACTGTTGGTTGGGAGGCACAAGGGACAAAGGTAGCAGCAGGTGCAGTTTATTATAGTGTAGACGCACTTAATGTAGCTGAAGCTGTTGCGGATACGATTAAAGGATTGCCGATGCGCTGGTTTAATGATCAGATTGCATTGAATCATGTATTCCAGCAATTACCTGATGAAGCGTGCTATAAGTTTGACTCTCAGTTTATGGATTGGGAGTTTGTTGGAGGCACAGCAATCTGGACTGGTAAAGGACCTCGCAAGTATGACAATCCAACCTATGTTGCTGAGAAACACAAGTATGATCGTGCGGCAGACTTTATTGATTTTGCCAAGGTCGTAATTCTCAAACCACGTCTAGACATTATGTTTAAGCGCAATGGATTGACAACCGCAAACAGTATGCGAGAGCCGATCCGTGAACATTGGGCAAACTTCGTCAACAAACTGTCAAGTGAAGTTTCTGAAACGCTGGTCATTACCGCTCCTCGTTGGTTCTTTAATCCAACAATTGCTGACGAATACTTTCCGAAGGCAACTGTATATGTTCCACATGTAGAGAAAGCGTGGTGGGGTGGTGGTGTCAACTGTCGCTATTATATGCAGACTGTATTCCCATGGTTGTTCACAATCGACACTCAGGGATATCTTGGTGGCAGTGCATACAAAGATACCTTTGATCCGAAGGCAGTATATTCAGATGTTCCATTTGACGAACTTCAAGCATATATCAAAAAGGGTGGTACGAAGTTTGGACACCTGCAAGGCAATCGTGACATTAATGGTCTAGTAAAAGGTGGGTTTGTATTCGTACCGATTCAGATTCCACATGACGAAACGATTAAGTATCACTCAGATGTAACTGTGCCACAAATGGTTAAGGCAATGTGTGAGTGGGCTGAGTCTAGTCAGGTTCCAGTTGTGTTTAAGGGGCATCCAGTCAACGCTTCCGCTATGGTTCCAATCATGGAGATTATTGAGCAGTACAAGAACGTCCTGTACGTGACCGACTACAATATCCATGATCTAATCGACCATGCCTGCGCCACCTACGTGATCAACTCGGGAACTGGGCAGGAGGCGATGCTCCACGACCGTCCAGTGGTCGTGTTCGGTCGCTGTGATTATGAGGGCGCAGTGATCAAGGGCGACCTGAACGACCTTGCAGGGACGTGGGAGAGGGTAAAGGCGGACGATTTTGAGGCACGCAAGCGTTTGTATCGCCGCTGGTACAGCTGGTTTGTAAATTCAATAACTTACGACACCCGAAGTTCCTAATAAAATCAATGACTTAGCACCCCCATAAGTCCAGTTTATGGGGGCATAAAAACATTCAGGGGAAAAGGTCGAAAAAAGTCGGTTCCAGGACTTTACATTTCTGTGCAGTGCGATATAATATACGCATTGATTGAGAAAAAACAGAGAGAGGACTATATTATGCTAAATCGTCAAACTTGGAACAACCACAATACCTTCACTGGATACTCCGCAGGATACCTGTTTGAGAAGTTCGGTGCTACCGATAACCGTAACGGTGTGATCTACTGGTCCACCTCGGCGACTGCTAACATCCCGAATGAGGATATGCTGAACGATTGGTTCGAGTTGGATCTGATCACCGAGCGTGAGTTGAACACCACCATCGCTACTAAGGTTGTTGAGAAGGATGTGTTCCTGAGTGCCTACATCGAAGCTCGTAAGAATCGTTCTGCCGAACAGCGTCGTGAAGAGATGTTTGAGATGCGTGCTGCGTTTGGTCCAGGTGAGCGTGTTGTTGATGCGCTGACTGGTGAAATTTTTGATCTGTGAGGAGAGAGATATGATTCGTTTTGTTACTGGTTTGTTGGTTGTAATGGGTGCCATGGGTGGCATGGAAGTCGATGGTTCCAGCGTGTTCGTTGGTATGGCAGTTGCCGCTCTTGGTTTGCTGATGATGGCTTGGCCAATCGTAGATGGAACGGTTCAACGCAATGACTAACAAGTTGCTGAGTATCGTCAAGTGGACTGCTACCAATCTATTGGTTATATCAGTTGCGCTGAACGGTCTCGGGATTTATCCATGGGGTCCAATTCTCGCAATCTTAGGTGGTATCCTCTGGCTGATTGCTGCATGGTATATGAATGACATGCCGCTGATCATGACGAATCTACTCATGACTTCAGTTGGTATCTTTGCTGTTGGTTATAATTATTGGAGTGCATAATGAAAGTTGAAACAGCTGAACTTATCTTCCTTGTAATTCCAACTGTGGTTGGATCGATCTATATTGGTTATAGACTTTTGGAGTATTTTCTATGAAAAGTACAATTGAAACAATGGTGTATCAATATATTATTGAGAACTCCTATCCTACTGACAACGAGTGGTGTACGCTGAGCAATATGTCTAAGACGCTCAAGGAATTTCCCAATACGCTAAGACCGATTGTAAAAGACCTTGCTTCTCGAGGCGTTATCAGTTATTATAAAGATGGTGATCGTGAGTACATGCAGTACAACGAACCTGATATGGAAT